TGAGACATATAAAATATTGCACAGTTATACTCCTTTCCTATCTGTCGTGCATGTATTACGTTTGCTTTCAATGCTTCGTCTTGTCTAGTGTAACTATGCATTGTAGCAAACTTATCACCCATATCAAGAACTACGATGTCAGGTTTGTATTCCTTGCAGACACTTTCAACCCAACTCATATTTCTACCTGTACTATCTTGGATAGTTAGATTAGGTATGCTTTCATATGCTTTTCTTCCTAACTCTCTATCCACTTTTAGTTCATCTTCGGAATAGTTTGAGGCAACAGATGCATATCTTCTGGCTACCCTGTCATACTTCTCCTCATTAACTAGTACCAAACACTTTGCTCCTTGCTGAAGAAAACCTTTCGGACCTGCTAATATACTAGCGTGAAAAGAAGTCTTACCTGTATTAGGTCTAGCACCTACCTCAATTAACATACCTGAATTAATACCTGCTACAACTTGTGCCAGGGTAGGTAGATTAAACTTCCAACGAGAATGCTCTTCAAGCATATCCATTATCGTATCGTATGATGTGTCGTTCCATTCTACTTTTACAGTAGGTGTGAAGTCATCATTATATTTATTTAATAAGTCATTTAAAGGCTGTAGAGTGGTGATGTCACCATTAGATAGGTCTACTGCCAAGTTAACTAGTTCATCGCCTACATGCTTACGAAACAGCTTAGAAAGCACATCATTTGCTACATCAGTACCCATAGGTTGTTCATTCTTTATGGAATGAAAGAGTGCGTCATACTGATGCATCTGTGCAGTAGTAAGAGATGGATTCTCTGATATAAAATACATTTGTACTTCTTCAGGTAGTACATCCCTTCTATATCTGTCTATCATACAATCAATAGTTCTCTTAATCTTCTTACCATCAGACGAGAACAATGCTTCAGGACATCTATCACCTTTGTGATTGTCGTAAAAGTCTTTGTTCATTAAGGTACGTAATAAAACATTTTCCATTACACACCACCTAACTGCATCATCATATCTATATCTTCCTTTACTTTATATTTTAAATCATTCTTTAAATTCAATACTTTAGAGTTTTCTATCTCTTTACTAATCTTAACAGACTTTGTTAAGGCATCAGGGTCAAGTGCTATTAACACAGTTGAGAACTGTGAAAGTATCTGTTTATGTGTATCGAACAAACTAGTTCCAAGCAATGCAACCCCAACAAAACCTTCAACATTACCTGCCACTACAGCACTAACACAGTCCTCAACCACAACTGCGACATCACCAGAGCCATAACGATATGGGAAAGGAGAGAAACCATATCGCTTCCACTTAGGTTGTCGCCATGCTGCCAATGCTCTACCAGTAGCATCGACAGGAATACCATCACACATTACAGGAAATACAATTCTATCCTCACGTACATCATACAATAAACCATTCATTGCGTATGTTATATCCCACTTATGTAGGAAGTCTAGTACGTGTCCTCTGTGTCTATTATGAACAATGTAATCAAGCATAACAAAAATCTTTTCTTCTTATTTATTTCTCCTGTATTGGTCAACAGTTAAACTAGTTTTTTGATTTCCTTTCACATCACAACTAGCTTTGTAACAATTCCACATTAACTTGCCCATGTCATTGGTTACAGTAAAAGTATTGTACCCTTTACATACAGGACAATTAGTTCTAATAGTCTCACCAATACCAACATCTATATCATTTAATATATTTAACATATTATATATTTATCCTTTCTTGTCGGCATTTAATATTCATATATCACGATTTCGCCTAGCTGTCAAGGCATAATTTGCACTGTCATACGTATTTTTTATGTAAGGTTTAACAGATTGTGGATTAGCATGTCCTGTAACCGACATGATTTGTGCCATACCGACACCTGCCTCTACCATTTCTGTTGTTCCTGTTCTTCGTAAGTCAGATAAACGAAAATCTTCGGGTAATGGAATAAGCCTTATTAATTGTTTAGAATATAATGACATCTTATACATGCTATATGGTATGTATTTACCATTAATAGGGTTAGGTCTTGGTGCTACATATTTTTGAAATCCAAAATCTTGTTCCTGTTGAGTTAGCATTTCAGTAAGTTCATCACTTATAGGTAAAAATACTTCTGCTCTACGTTTAGATTGTTGAATATAACATCTTTGTTTATCAAAATCTATTGCATCCCAAGTAAGAACACGCATGTCACCAATCCTTTGACACCATTCGTATGCCATTTGTGCTATCAAACCTATGTTTCTCCATTTAAAATCACTATAGGCATAGTCTAATAACTTACGCACATCATCAGGTTGCCATACAACACTACGACTTTTTACACTTCTCTTCTTGATTGTTGCAAAAGGGTTAGTGTCTACGTGTTCCATTCTTACACCATAGTTCATAACCACATTTGCAACAGCCACGATATGATTAGCAAAAGATATACCACGCTCACACCATTTGTCATATGCTAACTTACATTGTTTACTAGTCAAACTTTTGACACTTGACTTTTTAAAAGATGTAAACAAACAACGTAACATATAATCATAATGCACTTTAGTTTCATCTCTTAACTCTCTGTATTCCAAAGAGTTTTTATAATCTTCTGCTAACCTTTTTAAATCCATATCACACTCCAAATATCATCATTAGTATTGGAACTATTATAAGTGCTAATACAATATCCATTAATCACAACTCCCTAATCTTGCTACCTCTGTTACATGTTGCGCTAACTTGTGGTCATAGTAAGTGCTTTTAATATGAGTCATATAACCTTGCTCTGGATATGTATCAAAGTACATCTTAACTTTGGTATCCATTTCTTCCTCTGTATCTGTTTTAATCTGTACTGTAATCATCAAATATCTCCTTCAGTATTTCTAAATCAATTTTAAACCACTCATTTTTGTAATCAAAATCCCTCATTAAAACTTTGTGTATCTGCTTTTCCTTCTTTGATTTGTCCTCAGTAAAAAAAGAAAAGTTTAGTTTGTAGTCTCTAAAAGGTGAGGACGTTTGATATTGTTTTAGTCTGTCCTTTGGATTAACTGCTTGCCCAACCTTCACCCAACCACTAAAAGCAGGATTAGTTATGGCATAAATGTGTCCTTTCCTAGATTTTTGTAGTTGTTCCAAAGAAACTCTAGCATGTGACCAACTTTTCCAATTACCAGGTTTGTATAACCCTTTATCTACTTCACTCTTCTTTATGTAGATTCCATCTACAAACATTCGATTTAAGTTTTTCGCAGCGTGAGTTGACACTCGTTGTCTGTACCCACTAGGACTCTTGTACCACCAATCACCATCTTCAAATACTGCCTCTCGTTTTGTGTAACTTACATCCATTAATTATTCTCCTGTAGTTCGTTTGTGTCATCTTCATCTAATATACCTACCACTTGCTCTCGCCATGATTCATAACATCGCTCAAGTGAATCTACAATATCTAATAATTCATCATTCATGTTCACCTCCTCGTCCTCTGCCAAGTCCACCAAAGTATTGTGGTCTACGCTTGGCAGTTTCAAACGTAGCCACAGTTATAAAGATACCTGCTAGTAATAGTGTGTGTATGATTGCACTAATACCAAAGGCAACAATAGAACCTAGATACATACTGAATATAATACACCACATCCATGCTAACACTTGCATAACCATATGCCTGGTATTGACATCAGGTATGTTAGATAGTGGGTTTTTAGCACTATCCATAATTAAATTATATATTTTTATCATAAGAATTTATCTCCAAATGCTATTAAGGTTAAGTAAAACCCAAAGGCAAACACAGACATAATTACAAATCGTAACACGTTATCCATAAATGGGTCTGTCATCTCGTCCTTGTTCATCCAAAAAGTTAATATTGTTTTAAGTAATTGTATTAGTTTCATCTTAATCCATCCTTGTTATATAGTGTCCATCCTTTGTAGGTATAGCTGTTATAGCGTATGGATAAAATATAACTTCACCCTCTCTTGTTTTCATCTTGGCTATATATTGTAAGTCTTCATCCTCTTCACTTGGACTACGATACACATCACCTTCTTCTATTGTGCCATTGAACTTATACAATCCATGTCCATATGTATCTCGTAAGTATTCAAACAATGTCTTACCCTCTGGTTGTAGTTGCCAATTTAAAACCCATATAGGTAATAATCCTAGTGTTTCCTTAATTGCTACATCGCCTAAATATCCATATTCTTTTTTATTAATTTCTAATACATGAACTGACATACTATTCTCCTTTCTCTTCTTCTCTAAAAAAATTCAATAAATGGCAAGCACTTTTATATGCATGGTCATAACTTCTGTATCCATGTTCCTCTTGTAACTGTTTAGCTAACTGACGTGCTACATACTCAATATGTGGTGTGTGGTCTATTGGTAGTTTAAGTTGTGTCATTTTGTTTCTCCTTAGTAAATGTAATTGTAATCGTACCATCCATGTCAAAACGATATTTGTATTTACATGGACACTTCTTTAACCAAGCAAATAACTTATCAAGTGTTTCCCTATCCATTGTTTAACTCCTCTAAAAGTTCTTCAACATCTTTTTTTAAATAATAATAACCATCAATGTGGGCATCTGCCTCAATCTCGTAGCCAGTAGCATGAGTTATAATCTGTTCTAATTTATTAATTATTTGTTGGTTTGTCATCACTTAATTCCTTTCAGTATATGTGCTATCACGTCAACTGTAAAGCCATTGCCTAGCATCTTGTATCGTTGCGTGTTGGACACATGGTTAGTGTAGTTGTCTGGCAATGTTTGTAATCTCTCACACTCAAGTGGTGTTAGCTTGCGCCATTGTAACTCTGACACATCCACTGCTACATTATCCTTCTGTACTGTGGTTAAACTGTTGGTCTTACCATCAGTGCGTACTTCTAGTCGTTGTTCAGTCATACCTTTGACACTGTGCTTGTGGTCTTGTCTGATACCATTGACTGTGTACCTACCTCGCCATGCTCCACATAATACTTTGGGTTCTCTGTGTCCACCTCCCATAGTAGTGAGTGTAGGTGACTTGCCTGATGGGTGATACACTCGCTTGATAGTGTCGTTGCCTTTGATATCAGCATCTCCAACATGACACAAGCCATCCTTGCTAAACACTAACTGTCTGCGATGTTTAGCAAAGTACGTCTTGAGATTGCCACCTTTGTAATAGTTGGCATCAAGGCAATGCGACTTATCTCTATCAGCAAAACCATGCTCTAGTATATCTTGTAGAATAATACCTTTGTCCTCTGGTTGGGTAACATTAGGTATGTTAGTCCAATACAATCTGTATCTATTCTGTGCAGACATAAGCCTACTGTTGATAGCGATAGGTTTGACACCTAGTGCATCAGATATAATGTCCTGATACTCTTGTTTCATACGCACATTCTCAAGCAAGAAATACTTGGGCTTGAGTTTGCGTAGTATCCTGACATACTCCCAGAATAATTTACTGCGTGGGTCATCAAAGTTTAACTGCTTACCTGCAAAGCTAAAGCCTTGACAAGGTGAGCCACCTATAAGCAAATCAATATCACCT